GTAATAGTGTTTGAAGAAAGGATTTCTTTTAAAGAACTTTCTGAAGAATATGAAATCTGGAATAACACTTTAAATCGTTGGGAACCTTGTACTAAAACAGTTAAAGAATGAAGATACTAGTAGACCTAGATGAAGTAATAGAATTAGGAGTAACATTTGAGCAGTATTATTTATTGTCTCTTTTGTACTTCAAAAGATTAGATCTTTTAGTGCAGTACACAGATCATTATGGAGAGTTTGAAGTATCTGATGTAGAAACACTTAAAAGAAAAGAGTTAGTAGATTTTAAGGAGTTTAAAGGAGATATAAGTTCAGTAAGTATTACAGATAAAGGAAGGACTTTTGTACATGAATTAGATAAGGGTGTAGTGTTTCACGACATCCCTTTATCTAATCCTTTACTAACTAAACTAAAAAGTATTCCCATTATCTCAGATGAAGAGTTCGAAGAGCTTTGTAATACATACCCAAAGAAAACAGGTGATGGTATGAGAAGATTACAAGCTAATATCAATGCTATTTCTAAAGAGAAACATATTAAAACTTACAGTAAAAGTCTTCAGACTACTAAATGTACACATAAACAAGTCCTAGAAGCTATTAAACAAGAGAAGTTGTACAGAGTAGGTAATAATGCTAACTTCTGGTCAATGCTCTCTACGTATATAAATCAAGGCTTGTGGATGGGATATATAGGAAAAGAAGAGAAACCTAAAGAGATATATGGATCAACTTTTAAGTAAACTTGGTCTAGTCCATATTAGAGATGCTACTATTGAAGCTATTCAGGAGATTCAGGACAGAAAAGAAGGTAAGATTTATGGACTTAAGACTAGGTGGGAGAAGTTTAACAATCTCATAGGTGGGACAATTGAATACAATAGCCTCTTAAGTATAGGAGGGATCTCAGGTTCAGGGAAATCAAGTATTGCAAATGAATTAGAAACAGCATTATTTGATTACAATCCTAAAGAGAATTTCTGTGTACTAAGTTTCAATTACGAGATGTCCAACAAAGCTCAAGTAATTAGAAAACTAAGCTTTAAGACTAAACTTACTACTGCTGAAATTAAGTCAGGGGTTAATGTTATTAGTGACCAAGATTTTGAAAGAGTAAAGGAAGCTGGTAGAACTATATTAGACTATAGGATCTACTATGCACAAAAACCTAAAACTCCTGAAGAAATGGTTGCTACTATCAGAGAGTTCCATGCTTGGTGTAAACTAAAATTTGGACCTGATTGTGGATTAGTAGTGATGTTTGACCACACTAGATTAGCTAAGAGATTAGGTAAGAAAGAGCAAGAGATGATTGACGACCTTCAGTCTATGTTTGTAGAAGTTAAGAAGGAAGACAAACGTATCATTATCCAACTTACTCAGCTAAATAGAGGGATAGAATCAGTAGAGAGAAAACAGGATCCAGGAGGAAATTATCCTATGAGACTTGATATATTTTTAAGTGATTCTGTGTACCAATGTTCAGATATTGTTGTTATTAGTCACAGACCAGAAATTCTGAATTTAGATGCTTATGGTCCTTGTAGATATGCTGTAAAGAACAAGGTATATGTACACGCACTAAAAGTAAGAGAAGGTGAACCGGCTCCTATTAGATTCCTGAATAACCTTAGACACAATAGGATTGATGAAGATCCTGTATTACCAATAGAAAATGAAGTCATTTAAACCTTTAACATGTACAATTCAACAATAACAAGTGAGCACAGAAGTAAACTAGTGCAAATGACATCTTTTGTCATGTATGAGTTTGAAGTGAGTATGAGTGGTGACACTGTAACTTTACTCCATAAAACAGATGTACGTAAACACATCACAACTCATTGGTTAGAGCAAGTAATGTTTCATCTCGCTAAGAAGATCATAGAGAAGGAAGATTCTGCAATAATGATGTTTTTGACTACATGCTGTTTAAAAGTACCTACTGATGACTCAAATCATCCAATAAACTATTTGTATGAGAGATACATTAGAAACAGAGAACAACACCTTAAACAATTAAAATTAAATTTAAACGTAGAGTAATATGGCAACAGTAGTAATGATTTTAGGAAAATCGGGTGACGGTAAAACATCAGGTTTAATCGTAGCTCCTAATGGAGACTTACCACTTACTGATAATCAACTTGATATGAAAAAATATCAAGGAATGGATCCTGCAACAACAGTGATTATAAATTGTGATGAAAAAGTGATGGCATTTCCTGCTAAAGAAATTGGTTGGGAAACAGGTAAAAATCTTTTTAACTCTACTCATGCAGACCCTTTTGTTGCAGATAGAGTTGAAAAATTCTTAGATGCAATTAACAAAGGTACACAGATCAAAGCTGTTGTAATAGACACTATTAATGGGTCACTAAATGCTAATGAAATGTTAGCAATCCGTAAAATGACACATGACCAATGGTATGATAATGCAAAAGATTGGTTCAGGGTACTTTCGAAGTGTAATAGTATGAGAGAGGATCTTGTGATATATATTATGGGACACGTTGTTTTGAATGAATTAGGAGAAAAGGTATTAGTAACATCAGGTAAAAAACTTGAGAAAATACACCTTGAATCAAAGGCAACTATTGTCCTCCATACTAATGTAGAAGGGGGTTTTGATGGGGATAACACGTTTTCTTTTGAAACAAAAAAGAATAAATCTTCTTCAAAATCGCCCATAGGTATGTTCTCCTCATTCTTAATTCCAAATAGTCTTAAACTTGTAGACGATACAATCAGAAAGTACTATAACATTAAATAACCTGCTTACTAGGTTTAGTAAGATCATTTCATTTATTTCGTAACCCAATTTTCAATTTTAAATTATAACACTATGTCACAATCATTTTCATTCAAAGTAGCAACAGAGTCTTCAAAAGTTAAAAGAACAAACACAGGTATTCATGACTTTAAGGTTGCAGATGTAACAAAAGAACTAATCCCAGGTAAAAACGGTAAAGAAGACTGGTATAAAGTTGTAGTATTATTTGAAGTGGAAAAGACAATACAAGGAGATCCTTGTGTGGGATCTCAAATTAATTATGATATTACAATGCCTAATACTCAAGCTGCTTTTGACTTTACATCAGCCAGTCAATTACATATCTTCTCTAAGACTACTACTAGTGCTAATGTTGAAAAGTTAAAAGAAGCTATTAAGAAGTTTGAAGTAGGATCTATTGATGATTACCTTAAACTTTTTATTCAGTTCAAAGGTAAAAAAGTAAGACTTGTTGTTACAGGAGACTCTAAAAAGGAAAACGGTACTTGGAATTATATAGGTGCTTTCTCTACAATACCTATGTTTGCAGGAGGTGTTGCAGAAACCATTGACTCAAATACAGCAGAAGATGGTAAGTACAATGGTACACTCACCTATGATGAGAAAAAGCAAGGGTTGGTGAAAGAGCCAAAAAATGCTGAGATTCCTACAAGAACAGATGTACCTAATTGGTCAGTACCAAGTACTACTGAAGTAACTCCTGTAGAAGGAAGCATTGACAGTTTACCATTTTAATGAATTATAATTCATAGATTATGACAGATAGAGAAGTGATCGAAAAACTTGTAGCTTTCTTGTTTAGCCAAGGTTTATACACAGTATTTACAGGACAGATAGAAGACGAAGGTTATCAAGTAGTAGAAGTTGAAAACAGTAACTACATCACAATAGAAGAGTAACTTAACCAAAGGGTAGTTAATAGCTACCCTTTTTAATTTTAAAAATATGGAAGATTTCTTTGAAATGCTTGGAATATGTGTAATGTATCTCTGTATAGTAGCTGTAATGTTTGCTTTCGGGTGTGTACCATTATGGTTTATGTACAAAATATGTCAAGGTGTTTATCACATTTTGTTACTTTTAATTGATAAAATCTAATGGATTCATGCTTAATTTCAAAGATGTAGAAGAGACTCAAAGACTTAGTGCAAAAGAACATTTAGAAAGAATTGGTGAAGTACAGATATATTTTAAGTATCTAGGATATTTCCCAGAACCTTTTAAAAAGTACAGTTCTCCTTTTTCAAACGATTCAACACCTTCTCTTTCTTTTCACCTTGGTAACAATTTAAAATGGCATTGTTATAGTACAGGTAAGAAAGGGGATTATATGGATTTAGTAGCAGAATTACACCGAGAAAATTATAAAGATGCGACACTCCGAATTCTCAATGACTTTAAAGTACACAATAATGTACAATATGAACCTAAAATACTGGCTACAGATAAATTTGTTAGATATGATACTAAAATACAAGTTGTTCTACAAGACTTTTCTCAAAGTGATTTAGACTATTGGTATCAAGGAAGAATTAGAAGGAGTACACTTGATTACTTTGATATAAAGGTTACTAAGCAAGTATGGTTAGATAAAGGAGAAGGTCCTAAGTTGATATGGACTTACAAAAAAGACAATCCTATATTTAGATACTTGATAAATGGTAGATACAAAATCTATAAACCATTAGAACAAGATAAACAATGGAAATGGTTAAGTACTACTAAACAGTGTGATTGGCAAGGATTTGATCAATTACCTGCTACCGGAGAAATCTTAATTCTCACTAAATCTATGAAAGATATTATGGTTTGGTATGAGATGGGTTTTCCAGCTATAAGTCCTTGCTCAGAGTCTCAAACGATTACAAAAGAGATTATAGATTATTTCTACACTAGGTTTAAGAAGATCTACATTAACTATGATTTTGATAAACCTGGAATGCTTCAGATGCTTTATTTGAAATTAGAGTTTGGATTACCTTTAGTAATTACATCAGATATTGAGAATAAAGATGTTTTTGACCTTACTAAAGCTAAAGGATTTGAATACAGTAAACAGTTTTTAATTAATCAGTTATGACAAATCGAGAAATATTTGACAAAGAGACAGAATTTGAACCTTGGTTGAAGTGGTTACTCAAACCTCAAGAAGACATAATTCTTAGAATGATGGGAAAAGCTAGACAACAAGGTTATGATTCAGGGATGAAAGACGCACATTCTTCTTTTCAAGATGAGATAAGTTATAGAGGTTGGAAGTAACTTTAATAAAACAATTTTAATTATGGATTCAGTAGAATGCCCTTATTGTGGGTCAGAAGAAGAAATAGATCACGAGGATGGTCATGCTTATGAAGAAGATGTTTTACATCAACAACAATGTAGACATTGTGAAAAGCATTTTACTTTTTACACACACATTAGATTTAGTTACGATGCACATAAAGCAGATTGTTTAAATGATGGAGAACACGATTATAAACCAACTATAACATTTCCTGAAGCATTTACAGAAATGGAATGTACTATGTGTGGAGATAAACGTGAGTTGACTAATGAAGAAAGAAAAGAACTGGGAATAGAAACAACAGAAGAATACTGGGAAAGAACTAGATTTTAACAATACAATTTTAAAACAATGGGTTTTTATTTTACACTAAAGAAGAATGGTTAAAACTACAGTAGAATCAGAAATCAAAGCATTCTTAGAATTTTATAAATTAGATTGGTAATGCTTAAGATTAAACGAAAGAAAACAACAGAAAATAAGAAGGTTATAAATGCTATAAATTGTGTTTTTAATGGTGTCAAGTTTAAAAGTAAACTTGAGATGTACTTCTACAAAATCTGTGTAGAGCATAAAGTTAAAGTGACTTTACAACCTAAATTTCTATTACAACCTAAGTATGAATACTTAGGTTTAAAAATCAGAGAAATAACTCACTCTCCTGATTTCTTTTTAGAAGACTATAATACTTTAGTAGAAACAAAGGGATTTAAAACAGATTCTTACGTGTTAAAACGAAAGATGTTATTATATCATTTATTTATTTCTGGAAAAAATCCTAAATATGTAATACTTAAAAATCAAAAAGAATGCTTAGAGTACGTAAAGAGGTTACCTCAATCTTAATGACTGCACACAAACTAATTGAGGATGATAATATGGATTGGGTTGTACCACAAGCTTATAAGAAAGAAGGAAAATGATATAGTTACAGTAAAGAAAATCCTGGAGTTTACATTAAAATAATTGAATAATGGAAGATCAAAAAGTTTCATTTGAAACAGCAGTTTTAGCAAAAGAAAAAGGATTTGATGCGAAAACTGCTCATGTTTTTATAGAGTGGGGAGACAAGTATAAAGCAAAACTTATTAGACAAGAATCACAAAGAAAGAAATATTTACCAGCTCCTACACAAAGTCTTTTACAATGTTGGTTAAGAGAAGTTCATAATATTGATGTTCAACCTTATTTAATAAGGACTCAGTTAAATGGTGAAGACATGCTACAATCTATTAATCAAAAAGAATATAGTTTTCAATTATTTGTAAAAGGTGTATCACAATTTGTTAAAACCAAAGAAAATTTATCTTTTGAACAAGCATTAGAAGAGGGTTTAAAAGAAGGATTAAATTTAATAAAATGAGAGAAGTTAATATTACCTACGGAGCATCAAAGAATAAAGGAATTGCTTTTGTGAAGACTACTAATTTTGGTCACTCAAGATGGTATGTAGTAAAAGGAGGTACAGTAGTAAACAAAACTTGTAATAGTATTAAAGAAGGTTGTAATGTAGAAGAACTTGAAGATTATGATTGTATGACTTCTACAAAACCTATTAATACTTTAAAACAATTTGAAAAATTTTTGAATTTATGAAAGAAGAAGTAAAAAAAAGAATAGCTAAGAAGTTGAAATATTACTCTTGGGAACAATTTGAAAAAGATGCTAGAACTTATATTTCAGCAATACAAGAAAGTAGAATGTGTTGTGTGATCCATTCTGTATCTAGTTCAGGAATGTCAAGAGTAATGAGTTTTCATAGTTGTGAAGAATCTTCTTATGAACCTTCTAGATTTAATTATAGACAATACAACTGTTTGTTTATAGCTCTAGGATATACAGAAGATAAAAAGAGAAATGGTTTTAGAATAGGTGGTTGCGGAATGGATTTAATTTTTCATACTAATTATTGTATAATATATAATTTTCACGCTTTAGGGTTTTTATCCATTCAGGATAGAAATACACTATGTCAAAAAACACCAACAGTATTATGAGAAAGATTACAGAAGAAATGTGTAGTTGTTTAATGCATTTGTATCCTAAACTTGGAAGTAATACACAAGTACGGATAGAAGGATTTCAAATGGGGTTTCCAACAATAGCTTCAATGTATTTATTTGGTAATAAAATAGCTACATATAATAGTCCTACAAATACTTTAGAAATAACGAATTGTGGGTGGTTTAGTAATACTACTCTTGAGCGACTCAATGGTCTTCCTGGAGTGTTGATACACAGAAGAAAAGGTATTTGGTATTTGAATGGTGAAATCTGGGATGGTAGTTTAAAAAAGATAAAATTAGAAAGAAATGAAAGCTGTAACTAGATTTGGACATGAAGTAATATTAAACTTACAATCTCCTCCAATATGTTCACAATTATGGTGGATGGGTGGTAAAGATAGAAGCTTGAAATATGAAGGAAGATTTGGAACAGCTTTGAAAAAGTACGATCCTTATCAATTTGAATTAAGTTTAAATGAAGCAAGAAGAAGGGGATGATATGCCCCATAGTATAAAATATCTTTTTATATGTACGAAATGTGGTAAAAGTAAATGGGAAAAAGCATGAAAAGAACTGCATTAGTCGATTTGGACAGCATAGCCTTTGCTTGCTTCTCAGGAAATAAAATTCCTGATGGAAATGGCGGTTGGTTAAGAACTGAAGATGGTAAAAGATTATTGTATACAGAAAAAACACCTGACGAAGTAATACAAGCTTGTGATGACATTCTCACCATGATCCTAACAGATTGTGGTGCAACTGACTTTATAGCTTTTATAAAAGGAAAAGATACAATTAAAGATAGATTAGCTGTAAATCCTCAGTATAAACAAGATAGATCTCAAGAACAACCTAAATATTGGAAACTATGTTCAGATCATTTTGTAAATAAATGGGGTGCACATTTAGCTAATGGGTTGGAAACAGATGATGTATTGAATATTTGTAAACTAAATGTTCCAGATAGCTTTCTATGTTGTATTGATTCTGATTTATTAGGAACTGAAGGAACTCACTGGAATTGGAAAAAGAAGGAATGGATTACTTCTACTAAACAGACTGAGGAAGATAATCTTTACACAGATATGATAGTTGGTACGCATAATAATGTGAAAGGTTTACCTAAGAAAGGAAAGAAGTTTGCTGAGAAATTCTTAAAGGAAACTACTAAGGAAGACAGGTATAAATCTTTATTAGATCTTTATATTGAATCTTTTGGCGAAGAAGGAGAAAAAGAATTTGATAAAAACTATAAGTGTATAAAACTCCTAACTTCTAAAGAAGGATTTGAAATACCTACTCCAACTAAGTTTGAACCAGTAATTCCTACAATAAGATTTACAGGAGAAAGTAGTTTACCTATAAATGGAACGCTTTATACTGAAACCTTTCCTGATCGTGAAGACATCTTATCTGAAAACTGGTTTAATACTATAGGAGAAACAGATAGAACTGAAGAAATACCTGAATTTTAATTCATGAAATTAGAAAATAAATTAGATTACAATAAATCAGGATACTTTTTGTTACCATTAACATACATCCCGAAGAATGCTTTTAAGAATGCTCACTCAGTGTTTTCAATTAATTCTCATAGTCAGGAATTGACTAATCATGTGTTTGTAGTTTTCAATAAAGAGAACTTAACAGTAGAAGATTTACAAATTCTTAGTTCTTCAAGAACTTATGAAGATCACGTGTACATTGGAAATTTAGTGATAGTTACATTTACCCTAGAACAGTTTAAAGAAGATTGTCAATTGTTCTTTGAAGGTAAATATTCTAAGTTTTCTGAGAAAGCTAAAAATGCAATAGGGAATCATTTTACTTTTAAGACACAAGGTAGAAGAGGAATTACACATAACCTTTTGTATAAGATACTTTACCCAAATAAGAAAGATAGAGATGCATTAGCTAATCTATTGTTGGATCATAATGACCCTCCTTTAAAAGAAGATGCTGAGATCTATTCTATTCCAGATAAAGAAGTGGAAACATTTAGAGTAGAGAAATTTTATCAGATCTTTAAATGAAGCCCGAAACAGCTTGAATATAGTGTTAGCTGATTGTGCTTTTTCTCAACCGTATAAAACAACTTTAAAATGGAAGATAAAGACGTAAAAATTAAAATGAGTGTTTGTCCTGAATGCGGAAATACTATTCGTGTTGCTGTGGAACATACAATGGACACTAAAAGTAAAAATCAATTTGCAAAAGAAGTTATGAAATATGATTTACAAGTAAAGACCATTTCACTGGAAGAATATAGAAGTTCTAAAGTTGAATTGTATTGCAAAGATAATTGCTCTCGGAAGTCTGTTTAGCATATCAGCTAACGCTAGGTGCTTCTGAAATTTGGGGAGTTACGGAGACGTCACTATCCACCGCTGGAAACTAAACTGAGGCGAGTAAACTAGCCAAACCAGAAAGCCCCAAAATTTCAAAAGCACAGTGTTAGCGGAACACCTTTATTTTCAACAATTTAAACTTTAAAATATGTCATTTACGAAAAAAGAAATAGTAAATAAAATGATAGGTGAAATGCCTTATCAATTCCTTGAAAGTACAAGACCCTACATTGAGGAAGCAATGCAAATCTATTCAGATCAAAAAAATAGCTGGACTAGAATTGAGCAAAGGAAGCCAATTGCGACAGAAAGTGGAGATTGGGATGGATTGAAAAGTGAACCAGTATTTGTTGCTGACAAAGATGGTAAATGTAGCGTTGCAGTAATGTATAAAGGAATTTTGGATGGGAACGAATTTTGTAACTTTTATGATGAAAAAGATTATGAAATTGAAAATGTAACTCATTGGATGGAAATTCCTTCTATAACTAATCAGATGTGCTATAAATCCAATAAACCATGCAAATATGGGTGCGCTGGCTTGTGCCGTGAATCTTGTTAAGGTTTCCGCTAACATTTGTGTTTACGCAAGTCGTTTTTCTTTTACTGATTATTAGTTAATTGCTAAGTAATTACTAACAAAAAGCACATATCCCACTTGGATATGTGCTTTAAAAAATTTTCAACCAGCAATTACCTGTTTAAAATTTCCTTATTATATGAATCAAGGCAATGGTTACTATTTCCGTCAAGTTTTGATAAAATATCTGATACAAAAATACCAAAATTATTGATATTGTTTTTCGCAATTAAACCACCGATTGCCGCACTTACGGTGCAACTATCACCAAAGTATGTAACACCTCTACGTTTGGCAAACATCGCTTCCAATAGTTTACCAAACGCTGCATTACACATCTTGTCTACTCCTATTGCATATCGTTTTGAATAGCTGACAGGCTCTTTCCTTCGCATGTAGTAAATCGCACTATACGGAATACCTACTATCGAAAATAGAAGGAAGCCTAACCATGCGACTATTAACAACACGAAATTTATCATTTGTCGAATAGCTTGTCTATATTATCCAAGTTTGAAATTATCGCCTTTTTCAAATCCTCATCCTTTCCTGATTTTACCGTTTTGTTCATCAATCGAAAAAAGAACTTATATTCAGGTATGTAAGTTGTATCGTTCCAATTCGGACTTGTGTCATCTATCTTATTCCAAGTTGTTGCACTTGTCATCTTGTACTTCTTAGCCGAACTTGTAGAATACGTCACCATTTTTTCATACAAAACTTTTCCATTTGGTTTTAAAGTTTTGCATAACAATTGAAGTTCATACACATCATTGCGTAAGTTCTCAATCATTAATGACCAGACAACTTCTCTATTCAAGTCAGTTTCAGGCTCTTTTGAAATCGACTGCTTAATGATAGATTGTGCATTTGATGCAAACCCTACGAATGTTACTGCTAATACCAATACTACTTTTTTCATTTTTGTTTATTTAATTGTTAAAATTGCCTCCATCTTTGACTTATACCATCATATATAAAACTAATAGAGCCGTTAACAGGTACAGTTACATCAGCTCCTGTGTTTGTACGAAATCTCTCACTCTCAAAGAAAGTACCACCATCTTCATTTCTAAAAGTCGAACCAAATGACCCAACTATCGAAATAATCAAAACAGTTCCATCACTTGCAGCAGGAAACCCCTGTATTGCATTCTGACCAACGGTTGTATTAAATCTTACATGTGTTTTTGTTATTGGCGTTCCATTAGCAACACTAAAGTTAAATGGTGGATAACTAAAGTTTACTAAATTGAAAGTTTGTGAAGCATATCTTATGCTTCCATCTGTAGCGATGTTTCCAGTTATAGTAGTTGCACCAGTTATAGTAGTTGCACCAACTACATGTAGTTTCACGCTAGGACTTGAAGTTCCTATTCCTACATTACCTTCAATTATTGCTCCATTGGTAGGTGCTGCTGTTGTGCCTGAATACGTTGCACCTACGGATAAATTGTTACTAACAGATAATAAAGATTGTGGCGTTGTCGTCCCTATACCTACCAATCCATTACTTTTTATACGCATCCTTTCGGATCTTGTAGCAGAACTACCACCTGTCGTGAAAGATATTCGCATTGGAGTTTCTCCTGCGCTTGGTGTTGCGTCACAATATGTATAAATTAATGCTCCATAATTAACACCTGTACCATCATGTCCACCATTAATTATGCCACCTATTACATCATCTTGTACCAATGCCGTTGGTGATGTTACTGTACCTCTTGACCTTAATGCAACCATTAAACTAGCAAAGCCAGCAGTGTTACTAGATGTTAATAATCTTAAGGCTGATGTTGAATTTTGCGTTAAAGAGTAGCCAATTAGTCCAATTTGTGATGCTAATGAAGCGTGTAATGTGTTATTATCAGAAATGTGCATATATGATAATGGAGCAACCGTGTTAATTCCTACGTTACCATTATTCAATATTCGCATTGCTTCCGTTGCACCATTGTTTCCTACTTGGAATATATGGTCTGCACCAGTTGTTCCTACTCCTGTTGTTGTTTTGTACGTTAATCCTGAATTAGTTGAAGTTGAACCTGTTATTGTTTGCCCTCCACTTACTCCAGTACTTAGGTTATTCGTTATTGTATTTGTTGACCTTGTCAATCCTGTGGAAAACGTAAGAGGTACTTCATAATCAGAACTACCACGCACAACAAAAGACCCATTTGTTCCTGTATTAACAGCTAATGCAGTTGCTACACCAGTACCTAATCCTGTAATTGAACTGACAGAAGGTGTTATAGTTGTATTAGAAACAGATGTAATTAAACCTTTCGCATTCGCAACTAATACAGGTGTTTGGGTGGCACTTCCGAAAGTTCCTACATTGGAGTTTACGGTTGCAAGTGTCGTTACCCCTAAATTACTAACCGTAACATCACCGCTCAAAGTCCTTGCTTCCGATACATTAGAACCGTTTCCTATCCAAATTTGACCGTTATCAAGCGTATTCTGTTGATACGTATTCGTATTCATTACCCATTTCGTACCATTGAAATATGTAAAACCTGCGGTACTTCCACGCCCTTGTTGTACACGAAACACCTTAGTAGTATCTATTCCTGCTGCAATTAATTGCCCAACGCTTGCTGTTCTTTGCAAGTTTCCATTACAAATACCTACCTTATCAGTTAAATTGATTGTAGTTGGTGCAATACCGCTACAATTAACCTGTGAGTAACTTGTCAAATACCCTATTGACAAACCAATTAATAATACTATTCTTTTCATATTTGTAAATTATAATCCTGAAACTCCTATCTGTAATGGTATTCTAATCCAATTCAAAGCACCATCTATTTTCTCGTAAAGATACTTATACATTGTATTTGTAGCAACTTCTAAACCTATGTAATAATCATGTTCCGCTTGTCCAGTCGGAAGGTTCAATGTCATCAAATAGTACATTGGGTCAAAAGCATCATTAGGATTTACCCAATTTGTATTTAATTTTAATGCGGTTCGCTTTCCTGAATCTGTTACTTCTACTCCACCTCCTGAACCACCACCACCACCACCGATAGGAGCGTATGTAGCATCAGCGTAACCTTTGTCAATTAACGACCTTGCTGTAAAATCAGCTGAATAATCAGCTGCATATCTTGCATCTTGTCCAGTGAAAAGGAAGGGATTGGCTACTCTTACTTGAAATGTACGTTGATTAGCTGGTGTAGCATTAGATGTAATTAAACCTACGGTCATCCCAGCCCCGTAACCATGCACTTTAAGTATACCTGTTAATGATCCATTTTTTACTTGATGCATAACTTCAGAACCATCCCCTGTAGAATATACAGTATCTGTTACACCATCTAACCCAATACGAAATACGTCTCGCCGTGAAAATATATTACCTGACATTTTAGTGTTATTTGTTGCTCCTGTACCTGCAAGTGGCAAATACCCAACAGGGTCAACAATAGGAGGGTCAACTGCATTATCTTTTACTAAGATGTACCCTAAACTTACTTGTGTACCACTTAATACAGGTCTTACAGCTACTACACTTTCTGTCCCATCCACTAAACCTATTAAATTAGACGTAGTTCCAACTATTTCTACATAACGCTGTAAACCAGTTTCACTTAATGGTATATCATTGAATGGTGTATCACCTGCACCATCATTATTATAAATAACACCATTTTTTCTCCAGTATCCATCACTAACTAATATGTCATTATTAGTTCCTGAACCACCAAATGTACCTACTGTAATAGTACAACCTGAAATTACACCATCAGGTAAGTTAGCTTTTAAATCTAACTGTGTATTTATTTTGCTACTACTCCATGTTTCAAGAAGATTTACTCCGTTATCGTTTATAGTAGAACCTGAACCTGAGGTAAATTCAACTAAATCTCCATCTAAAATACCTTCTTTATACCAATATTTTTTAGCAGGTTGTCCTAATTCTTGTATAATACAACCCATTCCTTGTACACGAATAGCTGGAGCAATTCCTGCATTAGCTAAAGCTACTGAAGCCCAAGGTCCTTCCGTATAAAAACCTAGGATAGGGTTTGCGTATTTTACTGCTCCTGATAATTCAAAATTTGCCATTATGCTATGGATATGGTTATAGTGTGGTATAGAGCAGGGTTTGTATACGGTATAGCATTTGTCATTTTATACTTCTTATATGTTACAAGATTACCTCCTGCATCAGGTATTTGAAAAGAAGATGTTACTAGTACATAATACACAGTCAAATTTTCAAAAGTTGAAGCAACTACATTAGTTAAAGATAATCCTGAACTTACTGGTATATACACATAAAAACTAGTTGCTGTTATACCAGGAAACATATTGAATGTAGTACCAGAAACAAAGAAACTAGATAAAGACCTCGCATCCCCTGTCCCAGAAACATGATCTGTTAATGAAGGACCGTAGAATATCTTGTACTTTCCTTCAAAAGAAGCACTAGAGTTCATACTACCTGCTGCATAAGGTGTGTAGTTAACATTATTCACATCTGTAATAGCACCTGTACTATTTCTAGGTTGAGGTCCTTGACCAAAACTAACTGTAACATTTACTGTATTATTACCTGAAGTAGCTACCACAGTTTGTTGAGGAGATGTACTTGCAAGTCCTGATGTATTTGCTATTATACCAGAGAACGCATAACTAGTAACTGAACCTACTCTTGGTCCATTAGAAGGGTTAGGTACCGGAACTGCTGGATATAAAGGTATTATTGAACCGTAATTAAATGCTACAGTAGCAATGAAATTACCAATTGTAGTACCTACTTCCACAGTAGATTGTAATCCGATTCCGTTTAAATTAACACTTTGTATATAGGGATCTCCAAAAGAAGGGTATAAAGTAGAAATACATAGTAGATCTAATACATCTTGTAATGTAGTACAAGTAGAAAAAGGTATATTTTCACCATTAGTATAATGTCCTAACCCTTGACCATTAGGTAAAGCAGCTACTCTATCTTCTAAAGTAAACATGTCATTACCACCAGTAGGAGGTAATGACAAAGGTTTCTTATTATATTTCTTTATGTATTGAGGCATAGATTCTGTCTATACCCCAAAGATACAAATAAATAAGATTATAGATCAAACTTCTCTCTATTCTTAAATAACCAATCAAGTCCTTTCTGTGTAAACCTTGTTTGTGGTTTCAACTTAGGTCTTAATGTTTTAGGACAAGTCCACATTACTTGTTTTACTTCAAAGTATTGTAAAGCTAAATAATGAGCATAAAGAAGTGTATCAAACATTAGTACCTTATGTTCCTTCAATCTTTTGAATAAAGTATTTCTTCCTTTTCTAAGTTTCAAAATAGAAGCTGCTTCTTGAAAATCAAATGTGGTCTCAGTTTCTACAGCTACATCATAGAATTCTACTTTAGGTGCATCTAATACTTTTTGACCTTCTAGTTCTAAAATCTTAGCATCTCTTTCTATTAACTTCTTCTCACTTTCTAAAGCTATTGTAAGAATCTCAAGTCTTGAAAGCTCTCTTGGTGCAGTTAATCTTCTCTCACATTCTATGAAGTATAAACGAGCTTCTTTCCCTTTCTCTGATCTTTGAACCATTGAGATTTCCTTAGCTGTATTTATGGTTAATACATAATCTGTAAGTTCCTGATTTGCAAGGGTGTTAAATACCTTACACCCTCCATAATCCTGATTTTCCTTAAACCCATATTGGAGTTGTCTTTCAAACCATACCGAAAACCTTTCTGTGGCACCAAGAAATTCATGAAGATCTCTAGCAGAGACCACATCTCTCCCACCTGTTGATTTT